CACCGGAGTTGAACATATCGATCATCGACTGGTATTTCTTTGCGCTGTCCTCGTCCTTCGCGTTCAAGGCCGCATTCCTACGCTCTTCCAGCAAATTAAACCCCGCTTTGGGATCTCCTGAAGTAAGCCCGGCGAATATCCTCATGGACTCATTGAGCGCTGTCTGTTGCTGCTCGGTGTCAACCATGCCCCACGTCTTGATTATTCTTTCACTGTTTGCCGGATCAAGCATCGCAAGCCTGTTGTAATTCTCCCATGTCGGGCTCGCTATGGCCTGCTCGTACAGTCCTTTAATTTCAGCGTCACGCGCCGCTTTCTGCTCTGCCGCAATTCGCGCATCTTCCGCCGCCTGCTGTGATGCGATGCGCTGGTCGCGGTATTGTCCTAGCTGTGCAAGCTGACCGCCCATCTGGAGCATCTGCTGGATCGAGTTTGAAGGGTTGATAAATCCGGCGGTGTAGTCTATCGGTGCTGGCATTAGAATACCCCCATTTGGTTTAGGCCGTACAGCCCGGCCATTTGTGCAGCTAGGTTGAACGGCTGTGACCATGCTTGCCCAGCCGCTAGCTGTCCGCCTGCGGTGGCCGCGCCTTGCTGCCCGAGAAGGTTGGCAACCTGTGCACCCTGCTGTCCTAGAATACCTGCTACATTTGCCCCCGTCTGCATCCCGGCCGCGCCTACCCCCGCCGCTGAAGCCTGACCCATCTGGGTAATCCCGCCGAGACGCCCATATTGCTTGTTGATGAGATCTGACAGCATCTGGGGCCTGAACTGCGCGAGCGCTCCGGCCGTATTCCCGCCTCGAAGTCCTCCGGTCGCCGCGCCCTGTTGGAGTATGGCGTTTTCGCCCTGCTGTGTCATTGCCAGCATTTCAGGGCTTGAGCTTATTCCTTTGATAGCCGCCGACTGAGCTTCCGGGCCGTTCAGGCCGGCCAAGTCTTGCGTTGCTTTAAGCGATTGCGTCCCGGCTTCGGTGTACGGTTTGAGAATAGCTTGCATTGCGTCATACTGCCGTTTCACTTCGTCAAGCGCGGCCTGTGATGTTTCCTTGGTTACTTCAATTCCAGCGGCCGCCGCATCGGCCTGCGTTTGTGCCGCCTGGTTTGCTGAATATGCGTTGATTATGGATGATACAATAGTCGATCCGCCTACTATGGCCCCCGCTATCAATGCACTCATGTGGTTGCCTCCAACTCTGCCTTCGCCAATATGTCGAGTATATCATCCGGCGGGGGAACAGTGATATGATCCCATAAATCATCCGGCTCACGTAACTCGTCTGGGTTCGCATGGAACGTCGTAACGGTCGTATCTTCAAGCGCCAGCCCAAGCCGTTTCGAGCCTGCCTTGCTTGCGGCCATGAACCCCGCTTTTGCCTCGATTGGTTCATTGTCTGTTGTAAGCAATATCCGTCCAGTTCTGACAATGAAAAAGCATTCATCTTTATGAACCGCCCCGGTCAACATTACACCGGCTGGGATTGTAATGCTACGGGCATATATTCCATGCGCGAATTGATGGTCAACCGGCATTTCAACCTGTGGAAGTGTCAGCAGATATTGCTCGATGCGGTAGATTGGCAGATGCTTAGGATTTACGCCTGTCTCGCTTTTGGTTACGCTATTTGCTTCCAATGTTCCTGCTCCCCAGTGTGTCTAGCTGAATGTGCATTTGCAGCATCGGTATCCACGGATTGTTCGCCGGTGCCGTGCCAGCAGACGCTACCCGCTTGAGCCTTGCCACTACGTGGCCACCTATCTTGATTGCTGGCGTAAAACTCGTCATGCTCATTAGCATCATGGTTTCGTTCGGAGTGTTCGCCGGTATCAGGATGTCCGGCGTAGTGAATACCGCTGGGAATACCCATTGCCCGTTGACACCGGCATATCCATATTCAAGCTCGAACCGGACGTATCTGTCGGTCGCATCAAGCCCATTGGTAGTTAGGTGAAGGTGCCAATAAAGGGTTGACCCTTCCTTCCATCCATGAATCATCTCTTGCGATTCGCACACGTTGAAGTCGTTAACTTGCCATTGCGGCATCGTGATGTTGCCGTTTATCGCCGCAAGGGTAGGTATCCCTACGCCGACGGTACGGACAATTATCGGGAAGTCAACGTCAACCCAGCAGTCGATATTGTCATTCGTCCATCCAACGAACTTCTCGAATTCCTTGATTGACTTGAAGTCCTTGAACGCTTCCTGAATCTGAACGCGGGTGAACGATAGCTTCTCGCTCATGACAGCAACGGCTCCACGCCCATTTCAAGCCGCGCTACCGAGATGAGTGCCCGACTGTCTCCATGGAACCGCTGGACTCGCCAGCTTGCAAGGTGCCCCTGCTGGAACCATGCGAGCCGCCGTGTACGGTCGCCGATCATCCCTGCTCGTATCGGCCGCTCCAGGCTCCACGTCACGCCGTCAACCGAATAGCTTGTTGAGATGTACGGATCTTCCCCTGCCTCGACGCGCCCGGTAAGGCAGACAAGCTCAAGCATGGTAATCAGTGCGCCGCGGCCTTCGTTGTACGCGATCCCGGTGCCGAATTCCCAACGGCATACCTCGCCGAAGTGCCGCGCCGTGTTCGCGTCCATGTAGCCGTAATCGCCGGTCTGGCTATCACAAACAAGCCACTTCTCGTAACAATACACAAGGTCTACCGGGCGGTATGCTTCGAATCCGACTTGCGCGCTTGTCAGGAAATACCATACCGGCTGCCCGACGGCTTTGGACGCCTGCAAGTCGTACACCATCGTTCGGTCTGGCAGTCTCACCCATAGATGCTCGTGCCCGGCGTGCAGTCGCGATTCGAGCACCACGGATGCAAGCTCGGCGGCGGTGTACTGCAATAGGATCGTGTCGATCTCCCGCGTGCTTAACTTCTGCGTGCTGCCGAGTACGCCGAAGTATATCCCCGGCGCTTCGTTCCGGCCTGAGCCGATGAACGCGATGTACTCCGCGAATATGGCCGCCGCGTATGTTCCGACAGCGCCCTTCTGCAACTGCGCCCCGTTTATACGGGCGAACGGAAACAGGCTCCCTCCGACATTCTGGAAAAACTCGATTGTGTACCTGTTGACCGCGCATATCTCGTTGCGGAGTTTCAGCACGGTTACGATGGGATCGGGGTCGACTTCGCTCGATCCGTATTTCAGCGGGTTGACTTGTGTAGGATCGGACAATTCCGTGACGATCAAATACTCGCCGTCGGTCGTCATAAAATATCCGTCAACCCATACGACCGACATCGCCGTGCCCAGGTCAACGTCGACGACTTGGGTCAATAACGCGCCGTCCCAATAGTACAGGCGTCCGCCGGACGTTACTGCGAGCCGGTCGAACGAGTACGCGAACGAGCATTGCCCGCCAGCGCCAACATCGCCAAGCACCGTTTCGACGCCAAGCGCGTTGACACTCACGAGCTTTGTGCCCATGACGCGGTAGCACACGTTATTCCAGTTTATCCCGCCGCGTGGAGTTCCCGAGCTGTTCCCTTGCTTGATCGCACCTTCGGCCGGACGCAGATACCCCTGGCTTATACCCGTCTCCTTTGGCACTGGAACCATGTTGACCGGGTACGAGGTACGAAAGTCTGCGGCGCTGTCGGAGTAAACCCCGCTCAGGATGGGCACTTGCATTTATGGCATCACCTGAAAAAGTACGTCAAAGCCGATGTTCCCGACGGAGGCGACGGCGCCTTGTACCACGCGGATGCCGGTGCCTGGCCGGACAGTGAGCTTTGAATTGATCCCCGGCTGTGCGCCCTCCACCATGTTGCTGCGGATATACGTTGGCCACGCTGTCTCTTCGGTGAAAATCGAGTTGAACCCGATCACTGCGCCAGCAGTTGCGCCGCCTGCGGGCGTAAACCGTGCGGAGATTCCTGAACGCAAGGGCGGCCCGTCTGAATCCATCCGGCTGATCGTAGCGGCCGTGAGCGAGGTCCCTTCGAGCGTCGCCCCGGTTCCGCCGGTACCAATCGCGGTAGTGCGGGTAAGGAACAGGTCGACTGCGACTACGCCGACGACGGCAACGGCCCCGGAAGCTATCGGTACAACGCTGGCAACCTCGATGCTCTTGTCCGATCCATTCCATAAGTCAAAGTATACCTTGCTGGCACCGGCGGCGGTAACGGGTATTGATAGCTTGTACGGCACCCCGTCCGGGTCTAGCTTGTCAGTTTTGAACGTGAACATGGGCGCGGCCTCCTTAGCCTATCCGATACCAGATATTGAGCGTGACATCATATTTGATGGTGAAATATCCATCGGCAAGCAACGCGGCAGGCGCTCCGGTTCCTACCGTCGCTCCGTTTCCGCTTATGGTCAGCGCAGCCACGGCCTGCGTGCAGTTGGCGACAAGTATCTGCTTGTCACGCAAGTTCCCCATTGTCGGCAATGTTATCGTGAGCGCGGCAAGTCCTAGCGCTGGCGTGATGATCAAGTGCGTATCATCGTCGGTGTCATCGACAAGGATCGTCCCTCCGTCTACCGGCGCGGAGTATTGCGTTTTTGGTTCATGCACCCCGGCAACCGTGTTGCCCTGAATCCACGTCAACAGGTCGGACAGAGAAAAGCGGCGCGAGTCGCCTTTGGCTGGATCGTAAACCGGCAGGCTCTGGCTTGCCCCCGGCGTCGTAACGGTCAGCTGGTTGATCTGTATGCCCATGGCGGGCCTCCTAATTGAAATCTAAAGTTGTATCAGGCCCGGCCACAAGGTCATCGGTCGGCTCTGGAAGGAATGGATAATTGATGTACTTGTTCCCCGCTCCGGCGGGCATGGCGGGAAGCTTCATCTCTGTCGGCATCGAGGCTCGGGCCAGGATCGTGTTGAGGGCGTGCCGTGCAGTTGTCAATGTTGCGACGTTGACCTGCTTCCCATACGACGGTGCAATTCGAATGGCGAGGTTCGTGATTACGGCTTCCCATGCGGCGTCCGGCAGGTTCGAGTCAACGTCAATATCGGAGTCGGCAGGATTGTCCGGCACCGGGTAGCCTAACCGCAACCCGCGCGTATTCCATTCGGCCATCATCGAGTCGAGACGACGCAAGGCAAGCTCGCGCTGTTCCGGCATCAGGTCGAACGCATACGACGCCAGCCCTATCTCGGCCATCGCCGCCTCGACCAGCTGGCGCTTAGTGTAGCTCATTTCAATCCTCTGCCTTCGGCTTGCGGCCCCTGCGCGGCTTCTCTTCGCCCTCGATGGCTTCCTTGGCTGCGCTCATTGCTTCGAGCGCTTCCGGGATGCTGTCGGAGTATCCGGCGTCAAGCGCGGCCCTGTGTTCCTTTTCATCCTGCACAAGCTCGTTGTCGTATGTCCCGCCCTGGCACTTGTTGGCTCCCGGCGCGATAAAAACAAATCTCGGATATTCCATCGATCATCCTTTCAAATTGCCCGCCCCTGGACTGATCCAAAGGCGGGAGGGGTATCAATATCCCGGTCAACCTACCCTGTAGGTCACGAATGTATCGGCGGCGGTCTTGCGCGTCCGGAACACGCCCGACGTTACGGTTGCCACCGCTCCGACTCCGACTACCGTATGCCCGGCGGAGGCGGTCACGGTGAAGGCGTTCGCTCCGGTCGCTATGACGCTCCAGTCGAACGATTCGCCGATCTCCATTTCGAGCGCGGCGTCAAGTATCGCTCCGGTATCCAGCGTGGCTACGACAGCGGCCGCAGTCGTGGAGGTCACGATTCCGGCGGCGATCATCGCGGCGGTAAGCGTGCCGGTAACGTTCAGGACTCCCGGCGCCCCCTGCCCGCGCATGG